GCGAAACATAGTGCTTAGATCGGCAGCGTGGAAGAAAAGATAGGCTCATTACCCGATGGCAAGCCTCGCAGACTTAAATGGGTACTGCACAAAATTGTAGATAAATGGGTGAGCTAATCTGCAATTGAGTAGAACATTATCTTAGGAAGGACTAGTCTGGTAACAGATGGGTCAGGGTGGCAGAATAAATGCCTATCACCCTTTAGTGGAGTATTGTCAAAATATATACAAAATATATAGTTATTTAAATATTTACCTACAAGTTGTATATTGTTATATAAACATTACCTAAAGGTTAATTAATGATCTGTTAATGTTACAAATACGGCTCAAAGGACAATATAAGAAACATTAGGGAAAATACTTAGCACTTATTTGTAGAACTCGTATAAGATTATTAAAGTTTCATGCACAAAGGGGAAAAAATGATTATCAAATCTAAGTTTTGGCATATTTTACAAAAGCACATAGAGTTAAGAAAGGCACAAAATGACAGCAAATGAACTGGCAGAAAAGTTAACTGATTGTCTTGGTAGCGAAGAAAGATGGGAAGTTAGGTCTTTAGCATCCAATATGTTGCGCCAACAAGATGCGCGAATAAAAGAACTAGAGGCAAAGTACAAGCAAGAATTTGACTATGTTGAGAATATGCTTGCAAAATGAGTGCGTGGTTAATTATCGTTACAGGTCTGATTTATGGCTACATAGCTGTAGAGCAAGGACTAAAGGGTAATATGCCTATGGCGGTGGTATATGGCGGTTATGGGTTCAGCAATATAGGGCTTTTTATTTTGGCGAGTAAATAATGCATTGGAATCATAGAGTGGTAGACTTTTCAGACGAGAACGATGGAGACCCTTGGGTCGAGGTATGCGAGGTCTTTTACGATAAGAACCATGAGCCTTATCTGTACTCAGCAAGAGGTGTTGGTGTGATGGGAGAGGACTTAGAAGAAGTAAAGCAGAATCTATATAAAATGTTAGATTGCTTAAATAAGCCAGTTCTTATGAAAGCAGACTTTAATAAAAACATAAAGGTATTCATAGATGAAGATACAAGTTAATATAATTAAAGAACTACCAGATGGATCGGCAGAGTGCGAACTCACGATAGATAAAGCCGGTCATAAGTTTTTAATGCAAGCAGGTTTTACAGCAGTAATGGAAACAGTAATAAACGAAAGGAAAAGGGAAAATGACATTCGAGAACTTTTGGTCGCAATACCCACGAAAAATAGGAAAGCTAACAGCAAAAAGATCGTGGGAAAAGCTAAGTCTAGACAACCAACAAAAAGCACTAGAGGCAATAGTAGAGCATCGAAAATACTGGGTAGCAAAGGGAACTGATTGGGAGTTTATCCCTCATGCCTCTACTTGGTTAAACCAAGAGAGGTTCGAGGATGAGCTTGTAATCGAGCAGAAAGAAAACAAACGACCACCTTTACCTTGGTATGCAAGCGATGAACTAACATTAGCCAAGGGCAAAGAGCTAGGATTAAACCCATATGCAGGAGAAACCTTTGCCCAATTTAGAGCCAGACTTTCGGCTAAGATCGGCAGTACGGCAACTCTGTAAGTGGAGGCATGATTGGGGTCTGACAAAGTGGAGAAAGTATTTATCAGACCATACGATAGATAAAGACCTATTAGTTCTGTATGGAGAACAATGGTCTAAAGGTAATAAAGGGGAATGGGGAAAATGGTTATAAAAACAATCAAAATAGAAACAGATGAAATAACTAATGAGTTAAGCCAATCGTTTGATTACAAGTTTGATGGCAACTCTCAATTTGAAGTACCTAAAATACCAAATTTACCGACAGAGTTTGGAATTGGTTTAATTGTGGGAGCAAGTGGTAGTGGTAAATCTTCTATGCTAGAACAATTTGGCAAAGAAAAAACAATTAATTGGGATCAGAACAAAGCAATTTGTTCACATTTTCAATCTGCAAATGAAGCTCAAGAAAAACTAAGTGCCGTAGGTTTTAATACAGTTCCATCTTGGATGCGACCTTACCATGTGCTATCTACTGGTGAGAAGTTTAGAGCAGACTTAGCTATGCGACTTGAAAACAACGCTGTAATTGATGAATTTACATCCGTTGTAGATAGAAATGTGGCTAAATCATGCTCTTACGCATTGCGTAGATATGTTGACAAAAGCAACCTACAAAACATTATTTTGGCTACTTGCCATTACGATATTATTGAATGGCTACAACCTGATTGGGTATATGACACAGCTACAAGCCGACTTACTGTCGGAAGGGGGTCGGTTAGGCGACCAACGATTGAATTGGAAATCATACCTTGTTCAACCCAAGCATGGTCAATTTTTCGCAACCATCACTATCTCTCATCAGACATCAATAAAAGTTCACGATGTTGGTTCGCAGTTTGGGAAGGAACGCTTGTTGGATTTACCGCAGTTATCACTCTTCCAAGCGGAAGTTTAAAAAATGCTTGGAAAGGTCATAGAACTGTTATATTGCCTGATTTTCAAGGACTTGGTTTAGGGGTTAGGATTAGTGATGCTATCGGTGAAATTTTTATTAAAAATGGATGGAGATATTTTTCTAAAACTGCCCATGTTAGACTTGGTGAGTACAGAAATAGTAAAAAGTCTTGGAGACCAACTACGCATAACATGGAAAACAGGGCTAGACAATATAAAAAATCCATAAAAGATAAACAAAATACATTTTATTCAAAAACTTTAATGGAAAAACATTCAGAAAGAATTTGTTATTGCCATGAATATATAGGTGAAAAATGGACATAGAACCAACAAAAGCAGTAGAGTACATAATGAAGCATTCAGGAGATTTTGCTAAAGCCAAGGCAAACAGAATCTATTTGGAGAACTTCTTAAAGTCTAAGCGTAGTATTCTTATGTCTAAGTCATCGGCTAAGTCTGTTGCAGCAGCAGAAGTAGATGCTTATGCAGACCCAGAGTATATCGGGCTACTAGAGGGCTTAAAAGAGGCTGTAGAGTGCGAGGAAAAGATTAAATGGATGCTGACAGCAGCCCAACTCAAAGTCGAGATATGGCGCAGTTTAGAGGCTACAAATCGGTCTGTAGATAATCATGCTAGATAGCGACTTTGTTTACATCTGGGCATTAATTGTGTTTTTCATAGTTTACATTTCTATACGGATTGGTACAGAATAGTGGACTCTACAAACTACAACTTATACCTTAATAGGTATAAAGAGATGCTAAAGACAGCACACCATTTATCTCAGTTGCTCAAAAAAACAAGAGAAGAAAACGAATACCTCAGAAAATGTATAGAAACAAAAAACTCCTAGAAATTGCTAGACTATTACCATGTCAACATTGTGGGATAGAAGATGGAACTGTTGTGGCTGCACATTCCAACCAGTTACGAGATGGAAAAGGTCGTGGACTTAAGTCATCCGATTTTCGCATTGCAAGCCTCTGTTTTCGCTGCCATGCGGAAGCCGATACATCTAGCACATTATCGAAAGTCGCAAGGATTGAGATGTGGGAACAGGCGCACCGCGCAACCATTGGTGAACTTTTTGAACGAGGACTTGTTGTAGTTAAGTCATAACTCCAAGGGATCAAACCCTAGAGATTCTGATACTAACTTAGCTCTGTATCTAAAAGTCTTATCGTGCTTAGTCCAAGCACAAGTAGAAGTGTTCCACCTACTAGCGTGGATCATTTCATGCGCCATAGTGCGGATACAGGTTTCTAAAAAGCCATTTCTAGCTGCTGATATTGTGATTATGTGTTCATACTTGTCTGCACCATCATCGTACAAGTAAGTTCCCATTGTGTCTGGATCGTAGTCCACAATAAACTTTATCTGCTCTGCAAGAGGCATATCCCACTTATCAAAAGGCTCACACACCACAAGCATGGTGTAGATATTCTTTAGGATAGTGGAGGTCAACTTCATACCTTTAGAATCTCTCCTCGAAATTCTACTTCATCCTCACCACAAACTTGGATCATCTCCGGCATAAGCATCTTGCCTCGTTCCCAAGACAACATAACAAAGCCAGAACGCCAATCTTTAGGCGAATCCTCTGTATAGTCTGCAAACTGCATATTATTGGGTTCTGCTAGTGTGCCTGTCTGTACTCCCCAAATCGTCTTAGAATAGCCTGTAATGGGCTGACAAGCTAATACATGGGTATGACCTGTAATGATGTTGGTTTGGGCTGCTACAGCGTTGTTATAGCCTGCGTATCTGCCACCTTTAAACCTGTGTTTAATTACAGTATCGTCATTAACCCAAAACGACCAACAGCCTTCCCATAGAGGGAAGTGGTCTTTTAGTTGGAATCCCTCTACACCCTCAAACTGACTAGCCTGTGCAGCAAGCATGGTCTCAAATCTGGCATCGTGATTACCAAGACACCAAATGAGCCTACACCCTGCTGGTCTTATCTTTTCTATTTCCCCTAAGTAGAGCTTGTTGGCTTCGAGTTCTTCTTGGACAGAAGGTTTCTTATCCCAACCAATGCGAGGAAACCGACTAATAGAACCACCATCAAAGGAATCGCCATTATTAACAATAATCGTTGGCTTAAAATGCTCAATAAATTTAAGCAAAGCCTTATAAGCTGTAGTAGTGTCATCAGGATAAAAATGGGCATCGCTAAAAACAATAATACGACCTTTATCAAGTGCTGTTCCCCTTCTTACTGAGATTGGTGCTTGTTCTATTCTGTTTTCGTTTTTTGCTTTAAGCCTGGCAATGCGTTCTTCTTTTTGTTTTTTATTGTAATCGTCTCTAGGGTTTATTTCAGTTTCTAACTTAATCCCTAACCGAACTTCTACAGACCTTCTTCTATTCTGTACACTTCTAGGACTCATCTTAATCTCGTTTGCCATCAGCATTGGACTAGGAAACTGTTTCCATTTTTCGGCAAACTCTTGGTCGGGTAAGTAATATCCGTACTGATTTTTCATATATAGTTGATACCATTAAGAAAATAGTTACAATTATACAGTCCATTAAATACAGGAATGTGAATGACACTTGATGACCGCTTACGAAACTGGGCTTGGTATGTCTCTGGATCAGTTATTCCACAGCCAGACTCTACTTGTCGATCCTTTGAAAAGAACTACATTCCCGAACTCGGCAACCTCTACGCACCAGAAGAACCACACTACGAACCTGACAACAAAGATGGTGAGTTAATAGAAGAAACAATAAAGGGTTTACCCTTAGAACTCAGAAAGATACTAAAAGCTCGGTATGTGAGCCATCCCTATGCTAGTCAGAATCAACTAGCCCACCACCTTAGAATATCTACAAAACGATTCGAGACAGACCTACACAATGCTAAAAAGCGACTCCAAGACCAACTCGACAAGAAAGCCAAATCTAAAGACTATGCGGATCTGCTCAAGGTGTCAGGAGAGAAAGACAACCGAGAATGGGATTTTCGAAGTCTACAACAATGGGATTAATGAAAGATTCGTCTGTGAGAGATGTACCAATCGTAATAGCCACTAAGACTGCTAAATGCCTCCCTGTGCTGTTAGCAAGCATAGACCAGTATGTGCCACAAGATGTTACTGTTTTCGTCTCTGGAAGCGATCTAAGGCTTCCTAGGCATAGGACTATCAATATACGGAATGAAGGCAATAATTTTGGGGATTCATATAACCAAGTAGTACATTGTGCTTACCAAATGTTTGATGAGGTAATCGTAGCCAACGATGACATAGTATTAACCCCTAGTTCTTATTGTTTAATGTTAAAAGATGTAGAACTATTGCCAGAGGATACTGCTTGGGTGTCATCTAAATCGGACTATGTTCGTGGCTACCAAAACATCCGAGAGTTCAAGCAAAGAGAAGGCATCCGATATGTAGAAGAAGGGAAAATAATTCCTACAGATATTATTTCTCCTCTGTTCGGTTATATACATAAGGACAAATGGGTAGATTACAAGCCTATCAACTGGTTCTCGGATGACATTCAATGCCTAGAAATAAGGGCAAACGGATACAAGAATTATGTCAGTCGGTCTTATGTCCACCATGTCGGTAGCCAAACTATCGGAATGGATCATGGCAAGAACCATCGAGAGGCAGAGCAATGGATAAAAGAAAATATGCCGGAACTACATAAACAATGGTTTACTTCACAAAATTAATAAACAATTGTATAATTTGCTTGGGTCATTGCACCCAGAATTTAGTGATTCTTCTTCATAGCCCTAGAAATAGGGCTTTTTTTTGGGTGCGATATGAAAGAAAAAGGTATGTCAATAATGATCGGTCTGCTAGGCAAAGAGCCTAAGATGGCTGAGAAGTCCGAGGGCGGTCTATTAGAGTCCGATACCGAGTCTTGCCCACTATCTACTGTTGATGCCGATATAAACAAGGGCAACAAGAAGAAAGCCATTTTGACTGCCAATTATGGGGCGCGCAAAGATGGTGAGGGCAAGTGCAAAGCCTGCGAATACTACGAAACAGGCGAAGAAATGACTAAGTGCGGAGTAGCTAAAGGCATGGGTCATTGTGCTATATTCGACTTTGTATGTGCTGATGAGAATGGCTGCCAAGCATGGGAAGCCAAAGGATCGGAAGAAGAAATGGAGATGGAAGATGAAGAATAGTCTTTACGGCAATATCGCAGCAAAGAGAAAACGCATAGCCGAAGGATCAGGCGAGAAGATGCGTAAGCCAGGCACAGCAGGCGCACCAACAGCCAAGGCATTTAAACAGGCAGCTAAGACAGCAAAGCCAATGAAAGCTAAAAAATGATGACCAAGGCACAGAAGAAGATTGGCAAAGTAATGGGCGAGTACAAAGAAGGAACTCTACATTCTGGCAAGTCTAAGAAGGTAGTCAAGAACCCTAAACAAGCTATGGCTATTGCTATGTCAGAAGCTGGTAAGTCTGCTCGATACAAGAAATAAGTGGACTTAAACGATTTACTCTCTAGTATTGGGTTACAGGGATTGCTTGGCTATGGAGATCAACCACAACAAGAACTTACAGCAAGCCAAATAGCAAATCAAAAACTTAGGTCAATGAATTATGAGCCTATGAACTTTGCATCAGACAGACCAATGATGAGCAGACCTGAAAGAAATCCATCAGACTTTGATTTTGCAATGATGCCCTATATGGGCGCACCAATGCCACAACAGTTTGCTGAAACACAAGGCTATCTACAATCACCAATTAGTCTACAAGGTGGACTAAATACATTTAATGAAGGATCATTAAAAGGTGTTGGCATGGGTGGTAGATTAGGCGCAGAATTACCTTTAGATGAAAAAGTAAGAATGGCATTAGGTGTATCAGGCGGTGGACAAGATATTACATATGCTATGGGTACACCATACGAAGGCAGATCAGCTAAATACGATATTACAGGCATAGATGCCACAATTAGAGATTTAGCCAAAAACAGAGAGTTTGGTGCAGAAATTAGAAAAGCATTTGGTGATAGCCTTATGCCAAGCGTTTTTTATAGACAGAGGTTCTAATGAAAGTCCGAGAGGCAGCAGGCATCATAGAACGGATTGGTGTAGCAGGGTATAACAAACCCAAAAAGACACCTAGCCACCCTACTAAAAGCCATGTAGTCGTGGCAAAAGAAGGTGATAAGGTAAAGACCATCCGATTTGGTCAGCAAGGAATGACAGGTAGCCCACCAAGAGAAGGTGAGTCGCAAGCTGACAAGGCAAGAAGAAAGTCATTTAAGGCAAGACACGCTAAGAACATAGCCAAGGGCAAGATGAGTGCAGCGTACTGGGCAGACAAGGTTAAGTGGTAAATGCATCCAACTGCAATGCAATCAGCAACAGCGTTCTTTCAAAGTTATGCAAATGAATTTGTAAACCCTACGATTGTAGAAATAGGTTCTCAAAATGTTAATGGAAGCATCAGAGATGTAGCACCACAAAGCAACTATGTAGGGTTAGATTTTCAAGAAGCAAAAGGTGTAGATATTGTGCTAGAGGATGCTTATACATTCCCTCTGCCAGATAACTATGCAGATATGATTGTTACAAGCTCTTGTTTTGAACATTCAGAAATGTTTTGGCTAACATTTTTAGAAGCACTCAGAATACTTAAACCAAGAGGATTGTTCTACATTAACGCACCATCGGTAGGTGATTATCATGCCTTTCCTGTAGATTGCTGGAGATTTTATCCAGATGCAGCAGGGGCATTAAAGACTTGGGCAAAGCGAAACGCATACGACATTACTGTAGAATATACTACTGTGATGGAAGGCTATTGGAAAGACTTTATTGTCGTTTACAGAAAAAACTCTTAATCTAGGTAGCGGAAAAGACTTCCGAGAGGACTGTTTAAACGCAGACATACAGGAAAGCAAGAAACCAGATTGGGTGCTAGACATTACCAAGATACCTTGGGGAGAAACAATCTCTACAAGATTCGGAAAGATAAAAGTAGAACAAAGAATGTTCACTAAGATTATCGCTAACGATGTCTTAGAGCATATCCCAGACTTAGTAAAGGCAATGACAAACTGCAAGGATCTACTTGTAGAAGGTGGAGAGTTCCATATCCATGTGCCATACGATCTAAGCCTAGGAGCATGGCAAGACCCAACCCATGTCAGAGCATTTAACGAAAACAGTTGGCTCTACTACACAGATTGGCATTGGTATCTAGGGTGGAAAGATAAGTTTGTTGTAAAAGAACTACAGTTTGTCAAAAGCAAACTAGCAGAAGAAATGAATATATCAGACCAAATGCTAACAATCCTACCTAGGATGGTAGATAGCATGAAGGTCGTACTCGTAAAATCTGTTGTAGAATAGCAACATCATCAACCATCAACCCATAGGGAATGGAATGGAAAACTCTACAGAAAACAATAATCTACAAGTTGAGCCAACTAATAAAGGTGGCGCACCTACAGGCAACCAGAATGGTAAGAAGGGAAAGCTCTTTTACGATGCACTAAGAGTAGCCTTAGTGCAAGAGGATCGTAAGAAACTCAGGAACATTACCGAGAAGCTAGTAAAGTCAGCAGAAGCTGGAGAGCCTTGGGCAATCAAGGAAGTCATGGACAGGATAGATGGTAAGCCTGTCAACACTACCGAACTAAGCAATGCAGAAGGTGGAATCTTTAAGATGGTGGTCGCTTGGGAGAAGTAGAGTACGCAGATGACGAAGTAAAAAGAGTAGTCATCCCTTACAAGCCAAGAGAACCACAGTTACAGATACATGAAGCGATGGATAAAAATCGCTTTGTAGTGGTAGTGGCACACAGGCGTATGGGTAAGACAGTAGCAGCACTTAATGCGCTAATTAAAGCTGCAATGGAGAACGACAAGCCTAACCCTAGGTACGCAATCATTAGTCCAACATACTCACAAAGTAAGCGAGTAGCTTGGGATTACCTTTTAGAGTTTGTAAGACCACTAGATGCTACAGCTAATATAGCGGAGTTAAGGGTAGACTTCTTTGGTAGAAGAATACAGCTTTACGGATCAGACAACCCAGACTCTTTGCGTGGGCAATATTTTGACGGAATAGTGCTAGACGAAATTGGCGATCAGAATCCTAAAATATGGAATGAGATCATTAGACCGGCTCTTGCAGACAGAAAAGGGTCGTGTTTGTTTATCGGCACACCCAAGGGCAATAACCACTTTAAGGATTTGTTCGATAGGGCAGGAAAAGAAGAAGGATGGGCAGCACTACAGTTCAAGGCAAGTGAAACAAAGCTAATAGATGAACAAGAGTTATGGTCTGCCAGAAAAGAAATGGGAGACGATAAGTACAATCAAGAGTTCGAGTGTTCATTTTCGGCTGCTGTGGAGGGAAGCTATTACGGAAAACTTCTCAACGAGGCAGAAGAAAAAGGTAGGATGTGCAATATAGATCGAGATGATCTATGTAGGACATATGTAGCATGGGATCTTGGAATGGGAGACTCCACAGCTTTGTGGACTGCACAAGTAACAGGACAAGAAGTAAGACTACTAGACTATGTAGAGAATCATGGTCAAGGACTCGATTGGTATGTCAACTGGCTAAAAGATAACAAGTGGGAGAAAGCAGAGCAACTCCTACCACACGATGTAGAA